TGGAATTATTTCAACAAATGCCTCTTTTATGGGCTTTTGTATTAAATAATCTAAATGCTCTTCTTTTTCAATTAGCCAAAACATAACCTTGATTTACGGGAATGTAATATCAAGGGTTGTGAATGCCAAATCATTGATAATATTTTGTATAATCTTCTTTTAAGTATAAATTAAATTTAGGTAATTTTTGTCTTACCATAGCTAATTCAACTATATTTTTATTTACTCTAGCTACTTGTTGTTTATCTCCTGTTAAAATCCAAGTTATAGTAAATGGTTGATAAAGTGAATATTCAATTTGAGGATCCTTGGTAACTAATTTTGTATATGTTTCCTTATCTATTTCAATATAGATAATTTCATTTGTTTTTTTACAAAAATATCTTTGAAATTCCCCATTTTGATAATCTTGTTGGGTTGGAAATGTTGGGTTATAAACGGGAATATAAGGAGTTGGAGATTGTTTAATGTTAATATAATCGTTAACAATAATTGATTCATCATTTAATAAAGTAGCAGGTGTATTTGATGGAAGATTATTTAAATCAACACCATCATAAAAAAACAATAATAAAGGTTCATTAGGTCTATCATCTTGGTTTCTTCCAGTAAAATATTCTCCTTTTGAAGTTTTATAATAATACCCAATATAAGGCAAACCGGTACTCTTATAAATAAATTCATTACCGTTGGTATATAAATTAGGAAGAATTTGAGATTTTGGATAGTACATATTAACCTGTTATAAATTTTTGTTTAGCTGTTATATTTCCATTTTTAGCCGGGAAATAAGTATTTAAGTTTGATGATAAAGTTTGACTATCATACCCCCAAAGAGAAGCTCTAATTTGATAATGTAAATGAAAGGCACCCGGACTATCTTTATCTCCAGATAAACCTATTTGTTGACCTGCTTTTACTGATTGACCTACTTTTACTATTGCTTTTTCTAAGTGACCATAAATAATGTATCTTTCATTTTTTCCTACTTTACCTGGGTCTTTAAAGAATGAGTTGTCTACTTTAATATAGACAGCTTGGTTACCATATCCTCCTGCTCCTATTTTTACCACAACACCATCTGTTGAACTGTATACTGGTGTGTTTTTTGGAACACCGATATCTATAGCTCTGTGTTGGTCACTTCCAGGTACACCACCTTTAATAGGGGCTCTTACTGCTACTTTACTTGTTACAATTCCTGTTACAGGATATACAAATTTAGAAAAATCTAATAAATTATCTGTTATTACAGCGTTAGGAATAGATCCTACATTTTCTGCTCTTGTTCTTGGAGAAGTAGTACCTGTTGGTGTTGCGGCTGTTGTAGATGGAGAAGTTGGGAAACTTGATGCTCCCGAAGCGCCAAATGGGTTTTTAGGAATAGCAAAAGATTCTAAAGTAGTTGTCCATTCATTCTTAGTAATTCTTTGGTTTATACCCTTAACAATAAATTCTAAAGATGTTGGATAGTTTGTAGGTAAAAAAGCTGTATCAATAGTATATTTTTGATAAACTTTAAACCCAGATAATCCATCTATAGTAATTGATAAATCAAAAGGTAAAAATCCTGAGTTTGGAGACGATGATTTATCTACAGGAGCATTAGGATCAATTGTAGTTGTATTTGGATTAGCTGCTTGAGTTTGTTTTGCTTGTTGATATTCTAATAATTGAACTTGAGTTGTTGAAAAAGCATTTATAGCTTCTTGGTTCCATTTAGCTTTAGTAGTTCCATCTCCACAACTTAATTCTGCTAAAAAGGTATTGAATGCTTTGATAGTTTCTTTATAATCATCTTCTAATGAACTTGAAGTAGCAGTTTTTGGAACCTCAGGATTAAATATTTCAGATTTAAATCTGTCTTTTAATCCACTATTCATGTTAGATAAAGCCGTACTATCAGAACCAGGAACATAACCATTTGCTGTAGCTCCAACAGTAATCATTGTTGCTAAATTAGGGGATACAGTTGTTGTAAAACTTAAATCTCTTACAAAACCACTATTTGAAACTCCATTTTTTATATATAACCCATAAACATCAAAAACAGCTTGTTTTGTACTTTTCTCTAATGAAGCTAATATAGCATCTCTATCAGGAAGAGAGGTTTGATCTGTAAAAATTATTTCATTAGTTTCTGAATTAACTGTAGGTTCTATTTGGTTTATATTTCCAGTGGCGTCACAAAAACCTTGAGTCATTCTAGCAAGTAAATCATATAAACTAACTTTACCTTTTTCATCTTTTAAAGAATCTAATGAAGTCAATATAAATACAACATTAAAATAAGCATTCATTATTTGACCATAAAAGTTTCCTTTAAATTTATACCCACCAGAACCAGCTAAAGCAAAAGAATCAGCACCAGGAAATACTTTAAATTTTCCTCCTCCAAAACTAGAGTCAAAAATACAGGTTCCAGGATTACTACTAATTTGTCCGGGAACATTATATATTATATTAGATTTAACTCTATTATTTATTTTTAAAAGTTTAATACTATCATTATTTACACTAGGAATAATTTTTTTCTCTAAAAACCATAAAAAATGAGCAAATTTTATATAGTATTGAGTACCTATTTCCCCTTCATATATTTGTCTAGCAAATATTTTTCCTTCTGTTGAGTCATCATATCCTGTTTCTGCGGGAGTTGTTGAAGTTAAAAAACTTATTCCATTTCCACTATCAGTAGCTGATGAAACTTTTTGTTGAAGTTCATAAAAATATTTTCCTATTTCATGTGCATTAGCAAATGACTTAATAACTTCTTCTGGGGTGGGTTCTGGGGGTGCTTCGGATCCTGATGGGGGTGGAGTAGCTTCTTGAGTATTTTCTGCTGCTTTAACTTCAACAGCACCAGGTAATAATATATTTGTTTTGAGAGATTCAATAACATCTCCCATACTTCTTAAAGTCAAATTAATAGTATAAGTACCATCAGGATTAAAACTCCAAGAAAAATTTATTACTTTACCTACAACAGCATCATAATTTCCATTACTGTTTAATCTATTAGTTTGTATTTTTTCTGTATGATTTTCATATGTTAAACTACCATTTAAAAAATCATTTGCTAAACTAAAAGGATTATTTTCTTCAAAGGCATCACTATTATAAAAAAATGAAGAATGACCCCATTCTAATAATACACTATATCCTAATCTCATATACAACAAATCAATTATGTCAAATTGTTGTCTGTTATGAGCTGTTATACTGATAGTAGCAGTTTTTAATGAACCTCGAGTTTCTGTTTTTATATCTGCTGAATTTATACCTGGCATGGGTTTTAATCCCATTTCTGTACCACCTAAACCATAAGCATAGCTGTTAAAATCACCTGTTCCAGGCCATACACCACTACGAGCACTATTTAAAGTAGAAGTTCCACCAAATAAAATAAAATTCTTAGCTAATTCAGTACCAGTATATGGTAAATTTCTAATTCCTATTTGTTCTACATCAACTGAAGAAACCATTCTAACCCAACCTGTTTTAGAATTCATCCAAACTAATTCCTGGTTAGTTCTATTAAGTGAACCAAGACGTTTTTGTCTTTGATCAATTTGGTTAATTATTGCTTCTGGAAAACCTTCTCCTACTATGTTCATTAGGCATTTATTAAATTAAACTCTCTTACTACACTAGCATAATCCGCCGGAATTCTGATTTGTATTCCTTCAGGGATTACTAAACTATTTTGAGGTAGATCACTTGGTAAGCTTGTACCCGCTGTGTTAGTATTAGCTATAGAAATAACCCACCATAAAGAACTATCATTATAAAATTGATTTGCTAAAATATCAAATCTATCTCCTTGAGTTGTATAAACATAAACATCATTTGGAGATAAAGGAACTTCAGGATATCGTGATGTTCGATATGCTATGTTCCCATCAATTCTAGTTTTTGGTATATTTTGATATCTATTCATTAACTGTCGTAATTATTTTTATCTGCTCCTACTCCATTTGCTAACGAAATATATCTTTCAGGACCATAAGTTTGAACAAAACCAGCACCGCCATAATTGTTTGCTTGAGATCTTGGTAAGAATTTTTGGATTGGAGTAAAGCTAAATCCTGTTACTTTAATCATATGAGGTAATTCTTTAACACTAGAATCACCTTGTATTGTTGTTGCTCCATTTCCTGTATCAAATTCTGTTCCCACTCCTATTTCCCAAGTAGTTTCACTTGAAATATCATAAGTTAAGCTAGTGATAAAACCGGGTTGTTCATATAAGTAACCCCCTATAGTTAATTGACATAAAGTACCTCTCATATAACCTCCAGCACCATTGACAATAGGGCTATAATCTGGGGCTAAAGTGGATGCTAAGTAATTTAATTTTTTATACATAGGGATAAGCTCTTGTTTTGATTGAGCGACTACTGTCCAACCTAATGAAATAGTTCTAGTAAACCCACCATAAGTATAAAAGTTTTCTCCTCTTCCTAGATACTGGAAGTTGTTCCATGTTGCATTATAGGAATCAGATATATTATCTAAATAAGCTCTGAAATGTATAAAATTTTTAAAATTAGGAGAGTTATTATCTATAATAGCAATTCTAAATTTACATAAATCATTTACCTCAAGATCAGTAGTTACGTTTTCACTACGATATAATGGTATAGAATTAATTCTATCTAAACCAGCACTACTAGATACCGGAGTTCCTAATCCAGGAATATTATAATTAGGATATGGAGATTTTCCTGATGAAACATCTATTACTCCATCAGCATAGCTAGCATAACTTTTATTACTTCTAGCTCCTGGGTCTCCTAATCTAACTCTTCCTTCAATTGTTTGATTTTGTGCAACATTATATGATAAAGATAAGGAAGTAGCCCCACTATCTGTAGCTGCTTTTCCTTGTTCTGTTGTAACTCCTAATTTTTCTCTTAGTACTTTTCTAAAATCTTGTGTTTTTGGAGAAGATTTTGGAGCACTAGGAGGATTAATATTAGTGTTTATAATATCCTGTTGAGTATATGTAAATGTATTGTTATCATATATTAAAGGACTATTTTTTGGCCAAGTATTTCCTTCTGTTGCTACTTCATATACACTATTATTATAGTTATCTACTAATTGTCCTTCAGGATTAAAGTTATTAGGAACTTTTACGTTTGTAAGTCTAGAATATTTACCAGATACTCCTTTATTATCTATAGAAGAAAGACTACGTAAATAATCTCCAGGAACAAAAACACTACCACTAGTTCCAAAAAAGTAACCAGGATTATCTACAAATAAAGGATTTAATTTACCTGTTTGTGCTTGAGTTTGGTATTCATTGTTGTATTCATAATCTAATATACCTGATTCTTTTGCAAATGCTTCATAGTATCCTTTAAGAGTAAGTGAACCTGAAATTAGTAGTTCATTTAATAATTGGGTATTAGGGGAAACTGATGTTTGGTATCCTTTACCATAAAAATAAAGTTTATTTGTAGTAAATAAAGGATTTAATTTTCCTGTTTCATCTTGGGATTGGTAAGCATTTTCATACTTATAATTTTCAAAATCATTACCAATAGCATATTGTTCAAATTTACTTTTAATAGTATTTGAACCTGTAGAGTTTAATCTTTCTCTGTAAACATCGGGGGCGATAGAAGTTTGATAACCAGTACCATAAAAATAGTCTTTATATTCAGGGGCTTTAGCTTGATAGTTATTTACACCCGTTCTATTAATAGCATTAATATATCTTATACCTGTTTTTCCAAAACCTAAAATAGAACCAGGTCCTCCAACATAAGTTAAAACATTTTGACCATCATTTAATTTTATACCATTTAAATCATAGCTTTTATTTTCAACAAAACTACCAGAATATAATAATACTAATCTATTTTCAGTAATAGGTTGAGTTGATTTTATTCTAACTCCATATAGGTTATTATTATTAGAGTAAGCACCAGTTTCAGTAAAAGGATTTAAACCTTGTTTATTTAAATGACCACCAAAAGCAACTACACCTGCTTGAGCTAAAGTATTTAAAGGTGTATAAATACCCTCATTTAATATACCGCTTGTTTGAGTACGATTAGCAGTACGCGATAATAATAACTGTTTAGTTGTAAAGAAAATACCATTAGGAGATTTAGTACTAATAAACATTTTACCTAAACGTAAAATATCTGTAGCACTATCTCTTACTACATTGATACCTCCTCTATTAATATAATCCTGTGTTCCTATATAGGGAGAAATGTCATCAGGAATTTTGGTTTTAATATATGGTTGCCCACTATCACCACCATCAATCCTGTCTTTCCCATATCTAAGGGACTTAAGATCAGTTTTTAGGTTTATTAAACCCATTATTCAGGTAAATTGTCTAAATATTGAGTTGGAGTTTTACCTTCTAAATCCAATTGTGATTTAGTTAAACCAGCAATTTGTTTAGTTTGACGATCGTATTCTAATGGTTTTTTACCATTTAAATCAAGCTGAGATTCAGCTAATCCTTGTTCATATCTAGAAACACCATCATATTTTGTAGGTGTTTTACCATCTAATCCAGTTAATAATGAACCTTCAGTTTGTAATTTATCTAAAATTCCCATAGTTGTGTTTTGTTATAAATATTAAAAATTATTGAACTTTAAATGTAGTTGTAGCCATTGCTGTGCCTACTTTATTACCATCAAGATAAACATTACCTCCTAGTTTAACAGCAGTAATTAATTCATCAAGTTTTTCATAAAATTTATCAAGAGGTACTACTGCTTCCGGACCAGCTTCACCTACTAGTGCTCTTGTTGGACCATTAACAATACCTCCTGTTGCCATTGCTTTTTCTCCTATTGCAAATTTACCTAAACCATCAAAAGCATCATTAGGTACTAAATCTATTAAATTATCTGTAACCCATTTGACAGGAGACATATCAAAAGTAGATAATATACCATCAGCAATACTAACAACAGTACCAATACCTGGAATAAAATTTAAAGCAGCGTTAGCAATAGGATAAGCAGCTGCTTGAATTATTTTTTTACCTAAACTTCCTGTATCTACTTTTTTACCTTGAGCTTTTTGTGCCTGAGCATCTGATATTAAGGACATTACACTAGATATTCCGGAAATGGCTGTCATAATAGGACCTAAAACTTTACTAAATCCTTTTCCAATAGGACCTCCTAAAAGTTTTTTAACACCTCCTAATCCCTCATTCATTACAGTACCTACACTAGTAGCAAAACTTCCTATTTTACCACCTACATTTTTTACTCCACCCCATAAACTAGAAGCTCCTGATTTTAGTTTAGAGAAAAATCCTCCTGATGATTTAGGGGTTGATTTTGGAGTTGCTGCTTTGGATGCATTTTTACCTCCTTTTTTACCACCACTATCTCCACCACTAGAAACAGAATCAGCTATATCAGCTCCGCCAGCAAAACTATCAGCAAGTGATCCTCCTTCTTCTCCATCATAATATTCTTCTTCACCACCACCAAAAAATGACATTAAACCAGCAGCCATACTACCTATAGCTCCAAATCTACCTCTTCTTTTAGCACTTTTACTTCTAGCTTTACCTCTTTTACCTTTACCTTTACCTCTGCTTCGGCCTGTACCTCCACCACCACCATTTCCACCATCATCAAACATATCACTCATACCTCCGCCTTTTTGATTAACAACCCAAACATACATTGGGTTTTTAGCGGATTCACCTATTATACTTTCACCCATACCTAAACCTCCACTAAACAAATTCTTAGCTCCTTTAGCTATTTTAGCACCTAAATAAGCTCCACCACCAACAGCTGCAAGTCCACCTACTACTGTTACTAAAGCTTTTCCTACACCTGAATTTAGGGCACTACCTATAGAACCCATAGCGTGAGCTATTTTTTCAAATAATGGAGCTAATGTAGAAACTAAAGGTAATAAAGATGTTTTTAAAGAATTAATAGCATTTGTCATTTGTCTATTAAATTCTTCTGCTTTTTGAGCTTGTTCTGCTTGTGCTTTTGCTGTTGCCTGTTGTTGTTGAAGCTGTTTAGGAGTCATCTTTCGCTCAATTTCTTGTTGTTCAGCTATTTTAGCAACTTGTTCAACAGATAACCCTAAAGAATCAGCAAAAGCTTTTTGGGCAATAACATTACCTTTTAATCCTTTAAAGTTTTGAGCTATTAATCTATTTTGTTCTTTCTGAACGGTTGCTGTATCTCCTGTAAGAGCAGCATACCTCATTTTTTCTATGTTAAGATCTTTACCTAAAAACAATTCAGCTTCTAATTCTTTTGAAATTGAATCTTCAAAATTTAATAATGATTCAGCTGAATCTTTTATTTCGTCCATGGTTCTACCATAACGAGCTGCCATTGCTGCTGCTTCAGTTAATCCTTTTGTTCCTCCTTTTATATTAAATAAAGTAGAAGACGAAGCTTCAGCTATTGCTTTTTGAACTTTAGAATAAGGAACAGCTACTTTATTTTGTTTATTAAATTGGGTGGTAGTTCTAGCCATGCTTACATCCATGTCTTTAAAGTTTTCACCCATTAATACAGATTTTCTAACTAATTTTCCAGCTACTTCATCTGATAAACCTGTAAAAGTGGTTAATTCGTTCATTAGTTTAGCATTTTCCTCATTGAATGCTAAATTCATTCCTAAAGCTTCATTGTATGCTTGTTGGCCTTTTAATAATTCTTCAGGAGTATTAAACAAATCCGTACTACTACGAATAGCAGCATATGTTTGTTCTGCTTGTTTACCAGCAATACCAAAAGTTTTTCCTGTGTCTGAAACACCTTTATTAAATTCTTCAACTAATCCTACTAAACCTTTAACGGTTTTATACATAATAGTAATTACTACTAAAGGATCAGAAAGAGCTTCTTTAAGACCTTTGGCTACACCTTTTACTCCAGCCATAGCCGTTTGCCATTTAGAACCACTTTTAGCAGCTTCACGCATACTATCTTCTATTCCTTCAAAATATTCACTACTAACACCTATTTTTTCTAAAGTTCCCTTAATGCCCTTCATAATGGCCCCTGAAAGGCCCATTGCTTTTTGGATTTTAAGTTCTTCTTTGTATCGTTTTTCAGCACCCTCTAATATATCTTGTTGAACTTGATATTCAGATTCTAAGTTATCCAAAAGAATTTGTTCTTCCTCTGAAAGACTTTTTTGGGTTTTTAATTGGGCTCGTAATACTTTTAATCTTTCAACTTCAACTTTTACTTGGTCACGTATATTTCTTACTTCTTTACCTCTTAATTCAGATATTCCCTTAAAATCATCAGATAATTTTTCAGCAAAACCTTTTAATTTTGAAAAGGATTTTGTAGCTTCATTTGTAGGAGTAGCAAAACCTTTTTTCCATTCACCAACAATGTTGCGAACGGATTGTGCCATCCCTCCAAATCCTTCATCTAAATCTTCAACAAAGGTTTTAGCTTCAGCTAAATAATCTCTAACAAGTTTAATGTCATCCTTGCTAGCTGTATTGAAATCAACTTTTAATGGTTGTTCACCTATTTTTTCGTAGATTCTGTTAATTTCTTCTACGTCTTTTCGAAGTTGTTTTATTATTTTAGGATCTAAAGCCATTTAATTTTAGAATTATATATGTTATAAATATTAAAAGGCATCACTTTTTGGATGCCTTTGTAACATAGCTAGGAGTACGATTGGATTTTCTATTTTCTAATTGTTCTTTAGTAAATCCTGCTGATTTCATAGCATCAACTGATTTTTTAACACTATTGGTATTAGATTGTGATTTTTCTGATTCATAATGTTCCATTATTTTAGAAAAAACAAATCGTCTTAACCATATAGGCATGTTGAAAATTGTATTCCAATCATAGCCTCCTTTTCCATAAAATACCATTTCATGGATTTGGTTGTATAGATATTTTCTATACTCGGCTGCTTCCTCAGGTGTTAGGGAAAAAAAAGTTTGCAGTAATTGGAATTTCTGCTTCTTCTAATTCACCATCGTATGTTTCTCGGTCAAAAACCATATTAACATCTGGTTGAATCTGGACTATATAGTCTCGAAGTGCTTTTGCGTCTCGAGCTAATAAAGCATTATCTACAAATTCACGAATATGTTTAGTATCTGTTTCTCCCTCAACAGAAGTAATAATATACTTCATCCGTGTTGACATTTCTGGTAGACTTTCTTTGTTAATTTTAGATAAGCCTTTTAATTCAGCATCAATCTTTTTTTCTAAACCATCAGTCATGATTTGGAAAGTGATTTTAGTTCCTGAATGTGGTAAAGTAAATTTGAATTCATTTTTACCTTTTTCAAATAAAGATTCAACTATTTCTTTATGTTCTAGTTTAGTAAGATCTACAGTATATTCTTTACCTAAATAATTAAATGTATAATCATTGCCATAACCTAAAACACGTGCTGCTACAAGTAAAGCATTTTTATCACCTACTATTAAATCATCAACATTAATAGTACTAACAATAAGCGATTTTAATAATTTATCGATTACTGTACCTTTTTGAATATATGATTGGTTAGTAAGAATATCTTCTTCTTTAGCAGTCATATATTTCATTTCTACTTTTCCAGAAGATAATGGATTTGATTCGGGATAAACAATACCTTTAGAAGGTAATTCAACTGTTTCTGTTGGTAACTTAAATTCGCTCATAGTTTTTATTTGTTATAACTTTGTTATCATATATAAATATATGAGAAAAAAAGAAGCTCGCAAAAATTGCGAGCTCTTTTATGTTTTCTTTTTTTAATTAGAAGTTCAAAATACAATAATCAGGTTGAACGGTCATTGTAATGTTAACTGCTGTACCATCATCGTCCCAGTTGTAATCACCAAAGTTAGCTTCAGTAATTAATGCACCTTTAATGATCCATTCTGATACAATATCACCTACAGGACCTAATACATCGAAAGTTAAATCTTTCTTATAGAAGTCTGAGTATCCATCTCTACCAGTTACTGATTCGTGGTGTAAACGTACCCATTCCATTACAGCCTGTGCACCTGAAGGGGTAATAGGATCAAATAAGGTAAACTGAATAGTACCCCAAGTTGTTTTTCCTTTCACAAAACGTTGTACGTTAATATGGTTAAGAGCTACTGATGATTGGGTTAAGTTTACAGCACCTACACCTTTGATTTCATAAGCAGGAATACCATCGATATACATAATGAATCGGTTGGTTTGCTTTGGTTCAAAAGCTGTGAAAAATATTTCGTTTGGATTTAATACTGCCATTTTATTATTTTATTTATAAATATTCAACTTTTAAAAAATTATGCTGGGAAACTTACTCCAGTTGGTAAGATGTTGAAGTTCAAGTAAACGAATTCAGCTGTCTTAGTTGGTTGTAAGTAAATTTGACCTACTAATTGGTTTCTATCAATTACATCAGGAGTGTTGTTACTATCATCCATTACTACTTTGAAAGCATACAAACCTTGACGTTGTTGTACTGATTCTAAGTATGGATTAACTTGGTTTAAGAAGCTAGTACGAGTAGCGATTGTGTTTTGTTCAAACACCAAGTTATTAGCAACTTGACCGATGTAAGATTTAAGAGAAATTAACAAACGACGAACATTTACACGATCAAGAGCAGATGCTTTAGTTTGTAATGTCTTTTGACCATATACTACAACTCCAGTTCCTGGGAATGTTGCAATCGGGTTAACTTTATTTGAGTATAAAGTATCTCTGTTTGCTTGTGATAATTTCTTTTCAGCTCTTACTACTGTAGTTAATCCACCTCTGTTAATACCGGCAGGTGCAAACCAAGGTTCAGCTACATTATCGTTATAAGCATAAACACCACCTATTAATGCAGAGGCAGGTACCCATACTAATTGAGCCGAACTAGGATCAATTGTTTGAACCCAAGGCCAGTATGAAGCAGCATATGAAGTATTTTTAGCATTTGCTTGAGAAGTTACTGCTGTAATACTTGAACTAAAAGGTACTAAATCTGCAACGTAAATACTGTCACCTCTATTCATTGTGTTATTAATGATAGTGTTTACTTGAGAAGAACCTAATGGAGCTTCATTAGCAAACAAACCAGGAGTTAATAATACGTTAAATCTATAATCATCCTGATTTGCTAACAAACTAATCATATTAGTATAGTTACTTGCACTAATACCTTGAAGATTATTACCACCACTTCTAATAGCATCATAATATTTGTTATTACCACTGTAGAACAAATCACCTGTTGCTCCAATAAACGAACCACTTGCATTTGCAGGAATAGATCCAGTGTATTGGTTTTTAGCGGTACCAGAATTGTCGAAATAGAATGGAGTTGAAGTTACTACTGAAGATACATAAACATATCTTGAAGCGTTAGTTGATCACCAATAACTTTAGATACATAATTTGGAGCTGTTGGGTCCATTGATAATCCAGTCCAAGTTTCTAACACAACTTGATCGTTTGTTGTATCATTACCTTGTCTAATTAACAATGAGAAAGTACCAGAAGCAGTATCTGAATTAGCAATTTGCCATCTGATATTATCTGCTGATCCTGAAGCTAATGAACCATTAGCGTCTAATGAGCTAGAGCTGTTCATAATAGTACCTTCAGAAATAGTTTTTAATTGAAGAGCTAAAGTTCCACTTATATTTAAAATAGCTGAACCATTAGCTGCTGAACCTGAAGTAAAAGCAGGGGTAAAAGAACCACTTGCTACTCTGGTTACTAATAATGTTTCACCACCATTTAAGAAATAATTGTAAGCGGTAATAGAAGTAAAATAAGTGTAAACTGAGCTACCACTTAAAAAAGTAGTACCAAACTTATTTTGATAATCACTCCATGAAGTAACAATAGTGGGTTGTTCTACAGGACCTTTAACTGCGGGTCCAATGATTGCCGCTCCTACGGTTACTGGTTGTTGAGTAATAAATGACTGGTCGTTCTCTAATGATAATACGCCAGGAGATATTAGTGTGTTTGTAGCCATGTTTAAATTAATTATTGTATTTTATTCTGTAATAAATATTACAGAAGGATTCAAAAATTAATCCACAACAGTAAACTCTCCGGTATTTAAATCAACAGATCCTTTACCATACTTGTTTGTAATCTCTTGACTAACTTGGATTTCTTCTTGTTTTAATTGTGTTAAAAAATCAACAAGTGTTTCTTTTTTCTTTTTTGTTGTAAATTTCTTAAAGTTTGTAACTCTTCGGGTGTAACAGTTTGTTTTTCCATTTATTATAAATTATTATTATGATGCGTTTTTATTTATTAAATACCAACCTGAAGATAAAAATCCTGAAGGAGTAGCAATGTATTGGAATGTTAAATTATTTACATTATTAACACCGGGATTAAATAAGTTATTTGCAGTTCTAGAACCACCAGGACCAGGAGTAACTTGTCGTCCATCTAATCCATAAACTATTACTGAGGATGTTATATCTATAAAATTTAATGCTAGATTAGCTGCTTCATAATATGGAGTAAAATTAACTATTTGCCCATCACTTCCAGCAACAAATCTTAAAGCTAATTGGAATGGTGATGATGATTGGGAAACATAAACTTGTGAAGGAGTATTATTATCTATAGAATAACCAGCTAATGATGAAGTATATGTTACATCATCAATTCCTATATAAGTAAAAACAGAATTATTAGCGTTTGCAGCATAACTTGCTGTAGTAGCATACGATGATGATACAACAAAAGAAGCAGTACCCTGAAAATTACCTGCTTTTAAAGTATCAGTAACAGGATTATAAGTAGGTCCAAGAGCTGAATAGTATATTTCAGATACAGAACTTGTAGCTGCTAAATAGGGAAGTGTATATTCTCTATTTGCTGCTATATTTCTTGGTCTTATTGAATTAGCTACTGCCGCATTAGCGAATATACCACTCCCCGTCATATTTCCTACAAGAGTAAATGAACCTGAAATTGAAATATCATATGCTTCTGCTGCTGTTAAAGCGTCTATACTTTGAGAAATTTGAGCAGCATTAATTACCTGCCCA